AGCTGATTGGTTAATTCCAATTATTTTTGAGACTCTTGTGTTTTCTCNTTTAACTAAACTAGCAGCTTTAGACATATCATAGTTTAATACCTTACCTGAACCGATTCCAGTCATTGAGACTCCGATAAGTGCGTCTTTTTCTGTAGTTTCTTGCCAAATTTCTCTTAAGTAGTGAAATGATGTGTACCCAGCTTGAAGTGTTCCAATAAATGATGCGGCTTTTACTCTTTCATTCAAGTCATCTTGTGATTCTATATTTGAAACATTTACTTCACAAAGATTACAGAATTGGTTTGGTCTTAGGGCAATTTCACAACATGGATTAGTTCCCCAATCTTTATCATTGTTTAAGTAGATACCAGGTTCTCCTGCTCCTGATAGTTCAACTCTTTTCCATAAATCAAGGAAAAACTCTTTTGTAATTTTATGTCTCATTAAACAAGCTGAATTATTTGCTCTACCTCTTTGTGGGTTTAATTCCCACCAATTACCTGATTTACAGCCAATCATTTGTTCATCATCAGCACTAAATAACGATATAAGTGCTGCACGGCGAATACCACCTGCCAATACGGCGTCAGCGATATGACATACAATATCATGTACTTCAATTGTTGTAAGTTGTTCTCCATTTTCTTTTTGGTTTAATAACCCTTCTATTTTTACTAAACACTCTTTTAGTGGTTGTGGTCCTGGTGCTTTACCACCTGACGTTATTAATCTAGCCCCTTTGGGTCTAATATCTGAATAGTCAAATTCCACTCTAGAACCACCACCATTCATATATGTTTTCATAAGAACTTTTATAGAGTCAGCCCACCCTTCTATTGAGTCCCCAATTAAAAATCTTTTTGTTCTTTTTTGGTATGGTTTTTGTATTACTGGTAATTTAGCTACGTGATGTCTTTGTACAGAATATCCAACACCTGTTCCTCCTAATAAAAGAAACATTGTTTCACTGAACGAATCAATGTGTTCTATAGGTAGATATGCACAGTTATAGATTCTATTTGGTGAAATTTCGATTGGTTTTCCTCCGAACTGCATACTCCTCATAGATGGTAGTACTTTTTTATCATACACCAATTTATACTTTTGTTCTATTTCTTCTTTTAGTTGTGGGTATTTTTTGATGTGCATTTCTTTATTTCTTGTCACCAATTCTTCCCATGTTTCTCTTCTATTTAACTCAGGTAGGTATTTAGCATACTTCATGTATACTGTAATGTCTGATAATATTTTGTTTGATACTTCCATATTTTAACTTTTTGTTTTATTGTTGATTTATTTGTTGATTTCTTCGGTCCATTGCTGCTCTTACTCTATCTCTATTTCTTTCTTCTCTACTATGTTCTAAATCTAGTAGTGTTTGTGATTGTTCAGTATCAATCACCAGTGTTTCGTTATCGAATTTACAATTTTCAAAAACAACACCATCTTTCCCTACTCTAGATTTAACCATAGCTATTGTCGCCAACCCCAAATCTTTTTGTTGTAAGGTTTTGGCTATTGATATTATTACGTGACCTACTTGTGCTTTTTTAATGGAGCCACCCATCATGTCTGTAGTTACAACTTCTGAACTTATAGAAGTTCTATTACCTTGTGCCGCTGTCCAACCAACTAAATCAAACTCGTTACACATGGTTTCAAATTGTCTCATCACAAGACCCTCACCTTTCCATTCATCAGAAAATCCTCTATCTGGCACCACACAATCTATATAATCTAATAATATCATATCAAACTTGTTTCCTTCAGCTTGTAATTTTCTAATCTTATTTTTTATAACATTAATAGTTATACGGTCAGATGGTAATTTTTCTAATATTAATTTACCTCTATCTCTATAAGGTACTATTTTTTCTAAAACCTCTTCTCTTCTCTCTACTTGTTCTCTTTGTGATATACCTGTCCAACAAGTAATATGTTTTCTTTGTATTACTTTTGGATTATCCTCAAAGAAAATTTGTAATACGTTAAATCCTAGATTATAAGCTGTATTAGCTAATTTAGTTAGTACTGTTGTTTTACCTACACCAGTTGGTGCTAAAAATACACCAATTTCACCTTTAGCTAACCCACCATCTAGAAGATTATCTATCCCATTAATTCCTGTCGGTATCGGGTTCCTGTAATCCTCCTCTAAAGCTTCTGCTATGTCATCAAATACATCTAAACAACTATCAGTATTTTCTCCAACTCTAATAGCTTCTCGTATATATTCTTCACATTTATCGTAAGATTCAAAATCACCTTGTTCTAAAATCTTATTGACTTTACCTATAGCTTTTTTTAATTCTTGTTGTTTACAGAATTTTAATCCTTTTTCTTGTACCCACAAATAATCTTCTAAACTTGCGTTTTGAACCTCAGTAATCATATCAAAAATGGTCTTTTTTGCCATTTCACTATCAACTTCTATTTTAGTTAGTTGGGTTAGTGTTTCGAATGTTGGGGTTGTCTGATATTTTTCATGGTATTCTTTGGTCATTTGAGCAATTAATTTAAAATACTGGTTATCAAAGTATTTTGCATCAATCACATCAATGATGTTTTGACAATATTTTTTGTCTGTTATAATTTGGTTAAGGAGTTTAATTTGAAAATTATACCCCAGGTAACCGAAGTTGTTACTACTATTCATTTTTATAATTTTTTAGGCTATTATAAATATCTTTTAGAGTTCTAAATTCAGATATTCTTTAACTAATTTTTTTCTTGACAACGTGTCAGTTAGCTCACTTAGGAACTGTGGAACTAGTGGTCGGATGTCTACTGTATATCTTATTCTTCCAGGGTAAACATTAGACGGAATAATTTTGTGTATTAGGATATCTGTATTTTGTTTTACATACAAATGAAACACCTCATCATTATTCCTTTCTAGGTCTTGGTCTGACAAATTTACCTTCCCAGAGTACTGATTATATTTGTCGTACATATAATTAAATGTCTTAATTTTTAAACTTTCTTCTAATTCATTGGCGATATCTGAAATGGCGTAGTATAGGTCTAAGGACTTTGATGCTTTAGGGTTGTAGTTCCTTACATTAAAGTATCTTTGACATACTATGTTATTATCTAGGGTCAGTAGGAATTCACATTTAACTACTGATTTTTTGTCTTCAAATTTCCAATTAGCTTTTTCTTTCATAATTTTTTATTTCTTTTTTTGTTAGTCTTATAAATGGTTTGTAAAATTCTGTCCACCCATCATCTTTCTTAGGAAGTACGTTAAATATACCATCTTCTGACATCATTGTCACTATATTTTCGTAATTTCTTCCTTCCGGGTCAAGGTTTTCGTCAATTAAAGATAAAATATCTTCTTTTGCTTCTTTGTTTAAGAAAACTTCTTTTAAGTTTACTAGTCTTTCGTTGATTTCGAAAAAGGTTTCCCCCTTTCTACCATCAGCAGAAATACCATCAACTAAGTTACTTAAACCTCTATTTTTTATTTTTTCTTCTTTAACTAAAATATTAGCTTTATTTCTTATATCTGTTAAAGTAATCGTGTTCTCCTCTATTTCAGGAAAATAAGTTTTTAAAGTTTTTTCACCTAAAAACTTTATTCCTTTTATGTTGTCACTTTTATCCCCTACCAATATCTTTAATAGAGCAACGTTAGTGGTAGGTATGGTTAATTTTGCAATAGTAACCTTTTTATTTAAATTTAGATGTGTACCATCATTTATAAATAAAACCTCTGTGTTTTTACTTACTAGTTGACTTAGGTCTTTATCGTTAGTTAGAATTAATTTATTCTCGTTTGGTGTATTTTCACAGTAATATGCTATACAATCATCTGCTTCACAATTATCAAACTCAGCTTGTCTAACAAAAACCTCTTCTAGGTACTGAGTGATTCTATTTTTCTGCCTAAACAAATCATTTTGTTGGCTTTCGGTTAATCTATTTCTCCTATTAATTTTGTAGTTTTCATATATATCTTTACGGTATGAGGCATTATTTTTACCATCCCAAAAAACCACTACTTTGTCATAGTCTTTTTCTAAAAGATATTTTCTTATTGTATTTAAAAAGTGATATATGGCTCCAAAATGTTTGCCATTGTGAAAGTAGTCTTTTACCCCGTGAAAGCCTGTTTGCAATAAGCCATTTCCATCAATCAATAAAGTGTTCAATTTTTTTTATTTAAAGGTTAATAACTAAAACAATTCTCCTGAGTCTTCTACTGCCAAATTATAATCACCTTCTGACCCAATAATATTTTTCCAATATTCTGCGTTTTCAGCCTTATATTTTTCAATAGATTTTTTTTCTTCTGTACTATCTTTTCCTTTTAAAAATCCGTGTGGTGTTACTAAGATTTTACCATCCTCATAACCTAAACCATTTACGTGATTTTTCATAATAGATATTTTGGTCCTACTAGCAAATTTAACTTTTCTTTTGTCTTTAGTAGCTGTTATCTTTGATATCCCAGCATTTTTTTGGTTACCATATAAAAAGACAATTGTAGAATTTAACCATAGAGACTCTCCACCTTTAGCTTTTATTTTTGGTTGGCTAAATGGATTATCTGGTAATTCCACCCATGGTTGATTTACTGTAACTAAAGTATTTAAGAATTTACAACTTTGTTTTCTTGAACCTGTTATACGTTGGTTAATTCCCATACCTATTTTATCCGCTAAAGTACTAGCGTTATGTTGTTTACCACCTTTCCCATCAAAAGTCATTTTACAAGGAACTGAACCTACAGAATCCCATAAAAATAATAAATCGTAATCTAACTCTCCTTTTTCTTGAGCGTCAAGTAATTCATTAATGTAGTCGGTTATTTGTTCTATATAACTAAAGTCATTATTAAATAAGAAAAATCCGTCCCATTCTCCATTTTCATTTAATTCACATTCAAAACCCATTAGTTTTGCGTGGTCAAAATCCCATTTTTGTTCAGTAATAATAAAAACTGGTAAAATTTCTTTTCTTTGTGCATCCACAGCTGTCTTAACTAATGCTGTTGTTTTACCAGTATCACTATGTCCTAAAAACATATTAATGTGTCCCATAGCAGGACCAGGTAAACCTGTAGCGTCTAAGAAAGCTTCACCCAAATCTAGAAATCTATCTGGTTTAAATGCTGCTTTCTTAGAAAACTTTGATTTTATATCTTTAAAATTTTTCTTTTTTATCGCCATTGGTTATTTGTATTAAAATGGTAAATCTTCGTCTGTTGCCTGATTCGCTTGTGGGTCAGTAGGTGTAGATGTTTGTGTCATTTGAATTGACTCAACTGTACTATCACCATATGTGTATTTTTTAAGGTCGTTATCCCATCTAGGTGTTTCACCTTTTGATACCGCGTCAAGATACTCTACTGGTTTTTGTGAATAAACGTCTACCCAAGTTTCAGAATTTTCAGACCATTCTTTTAATTTTTCTGTGTCTGTTGATAATACGCTTTGGTCATCTGCCATTACCATAGAAATAACCGTATAGTTTCCTTTACCGTTTGGTAGTGGTACTGATTTTAATACCAAGTTTAAGTCTCTACCTTCAGTAACATTAGTAATGTCCCCTCTTTTTTGGAAGATTGGTATGATTTTGTCTAGTGTTCCATCACCTTTCCAATTGTGTTTAAACCTCCAAAACTTAACACCGTCTTCTTCTTTATCTCTATCAATTAGTTTAACAATGTAAAACTTTTTTGAACGGTATTGTCTAGCTAGTTCTTTATCTTTATCGTTACCAGTTAATCTTAGTGCGTCTTCAACTTCATTAAGAGGACTTCTATTTCCTGTTGGGGAACCGTCACCGTTTTTACCTGGGTCCATTAATTTTACCCATTTACCATCTACCTGTACTTCGTGAAAAAATACTTCTTTAAAAGGGGAACTACCGTCACTTGTAGGTAGGATTCTTATTGTTCTTTCACCTTCTGTCTGACCTTTAGGTAAGTAAGTGGCAAAATATTTTTTTAGTCTTTCTTCATTACTAATTCTAGGTTTATCTGAAGTGTTGGATTTTTGTGTGTTTTCGTACTGTTTTAAGATTGCTTCTAAGCTCATAATATTTTTTTTTATTTTAGATTAATATACATTAAAATATAAAAACAAAAAACGGGTAAGTCAATTGATTACCCGTTTAATTTTATGTTATTTATTTTTATTTAAGATTTGTTTCCTAGGACTGAAAATTTTTCTTCTTCTTCCTCATCTTCCTCATCTGGTATCCAACTATTTTTAATGTCATTGTCATTATATTCACTAACATCGTCATCAGTTAAAACATATTCATGTTTGTCTGGTTGTTTTTTTAGTTCTTCACCTTTTTCATCCCAAAACTCGTGAGGTGTTTGAGTAAATGGTCCACTATCCAAATATCTTAATTCTAATTTTTCTTGTGGGGTTTCTGGTTTTAACTCTTCAAATTTATTTTCTAAGTTATTCATTTGAGATAGTATTTTATCCATTCCACCTAGTTGACTTTCCAAATCATCTAGTTTTCCCAACAAATCTTCAATTCTTTTACTTTGTGTATTGATTTCTTTTGATACTGTGTCCGCTTTTTCACCAGTTTCTTTAGTCATTGTAACAATATCGGTAACATCTAACTTTTCAACATCTGAACCGGCGTCTTCTTCGTCAGCACCCATATCTAAATCTAATTCGTCATCACCACCTTCAGCATCTAATTCATCATCACCTTCACTATCCAGTTCTAATTCATCGTCACCACCTTCAGT